GCATTCTCAGATACAGGCCCATATTAAGGAACATCATGCAAATTGCAATCTTAACTAGCCCCATTACAGTAGGCGATTATCGTGAACTGTTTAGCAATACATCGTTTAACTCAAGTGGCCCAAGCGATGAATTCTTGACTGCCAACAATGCTAAGAAGGTCAATGCTTTCAAAGCCCATGACCGACTAACTCAGAAGTTGGTTTCATGCTCTGCCTATGACGATGGTGAGTTTGTTTCTGTTGTCCAAGTGGCAGAAATGAGTGCTGAAGAAATCCAAGCAGCCAAAGACTCTGCAATGGCACAACTGAGAGCCACACGCAATGCTTTATTGCTTGCTTGTGATTGGACTCAGATTACTGATTGCACCATTCCAAAGAAGGCTGAGTGGACTACATATCGTCAGACTTTGCGTGATTTGCCTAGCACTATCATAGAGCCTAGAACCTTTACTGATTGGCCTCACAATCCTGACTGGGTTGAAACACCATGACCGAAGAAGTTACACACAACCAAATCTATGAGCGTCTATGTGCTGTTGAAGCTAAGGTAGACCAACTAGATAAAAACACACAAGCTGTGGTAGTTGCATTCAATGCAGCCTCTGGTGCATTCGTTGTGCTTGAATGGCTTGCTAGAGCAGTGAAGCCCATCTTAATCATTGGTGCTTTCTGTGGAGCTATATGGCTGGCTATAGAAAACAAGCTGCATCAGTAATACTTTTATTATTAATATCTTTCCCTATCGGGTCCAAGGAGGAAAAATATAGGTGTGTCCGATGGACATGGACCGGAGATGTATATAACAGAAAAGTTGTGTGCATTGAATGGAAAAAGGTTGAGCGATGATTGATCCCATCACCGCACTAGCTGGCATACAAAGTGCCATCAGCATGGTCAAGAAGGCCAGCAAGGTAGCCAATGACTTAGGCTCTCTTGCTCCGATGATTGGCAAGATGTTTGATGCTAAAAGCACAGCTACTAAGGCTATGCTTCAAGCAAAGCAATCTGGCAAAGGTTCCAACATGGGAACTGCTTTACAGATTGAGATGGCTTTAGAACAGGCTAGAGCATTTGAAGAAGAACTAAAGATGTTGTTCATGCAGACAGGAAAGATAGATGTCTGGAACAAGATTAAGGCAAGACAAGCTGACATGGACTTGGCTGATGCCAAAGAGATGAGTGCTTTAAAAGCAGCAGAGAAGAAGGCTAAACAAAAAGAACAAGAGATGAATGAACTAGCCATGATTATTGGTGGCTGTGCTTTTGTTTTGTTCTTAGTATTTGTTGGTGTTAATGAGTTGATGAGCTTCTGTGAAGCCACTAGAAGGTGTGGGCGGTGAGTTTCCTTGAAGTAATTATTTGGTCTGCTGTGCCTCTTAATTATTTCTTTTGGATAGTTGTTTATCCAAGGATAAAAAATGAACGAATATCAAAAGACCTTTGACTTATGTATAAAGATATTTGTCTATGGGTGTGTGGCTCTGTACTTCTTGGGATTCCTGAAGTTCTTGCCTGATGATTTGTCTGACAAGATTGTGAACTTGTTATTAGGAAAGGTTGGCTTATGAAAGTAACACCCTATCAACACAATGCAAACATGTTGCGTGAGTATCAAAGAGTGCTTCATCAACAACATCTTAAAGACCTTGAGAAACTAAATCGTCAAACTCAAGAGAAGATTAAAGCTCAGTGGGTTAGAGCAGATTCTGTGGATGTAATGGTATGAAATATTTGTTATTGTTATTGCTGCTTACTGGTTGTGAAGACAAGTACAGATACTTCTGTCAGAACCCAGACAACTTTCATGCTGAGTCATGTCAGAAACCTAGATGTCAATTCACACAGACATGCCCTGAGTATTTAGTAGCCCCTATCTTGGAGAAACAAATTGAGAGAACTGCTGATAAAAATGCTGACACCCAACCAGCAACCAAAGCCAAAGCTAACAACTGAAGAGTTTGAGGTTAGGGTGTGGGGATTTGTAGTGGTGGCTATTACAGTCATCCTGTTTGGTATTGTGTTTGCCCTGCTTTATTCTGTGACCTTTGTGACACAGCCTATTAAGAGTATGGCTCCTATTGATCAAGCCTACACCAAGATGCTTAATGATATAGTATTACTTATTGTAGGTGGTATTGGTGGCATTGTAGGTAAGAGGGCAGTTAACTCAGCACAGAATGCATTTAAACCAACACAGCCACCAATACAGGGCTGTGGCGGTGGTTATGGAGGTGGTGGCTATGGGGGTAGCTATGCCTCCGCACAGTCGGCCTATGGCCTTCCTAGCCAGCCTTTTGGGGCTATGCCTGTGTGGAAAAACCCAGAGCTGGATGAGAGTTGGACTCCCGGTCCTCCACCAACAACACCTCCCGAACACATGGAGCCTGATGAGGAAAGAGAAGAGATAGCAGCAGCTAGAAAAGAGGCTGAGTGATGTTTCCTATACCACTCCCTTGGATACTTATTAGTGCAACCATTGCATTGTTTGGAACATATCAAGTTGGTCATCACTATGGATGGATTGAGCGTGACGAAGAGATGCAGATAGAGATAGCTAAGAAGAATGAAGAAGCCCGTGAAGTAGAGAAGAACATGGCTTCTAAGCTTGCTGATAAAGAAACAGAATTGAGAAAGGCAAAGAATGAAATATCTAAAAAGCAGTCTGCTATGCGTGAGCTTGCTAATACTGGCAGGTTGCGCCTCCCCGCCCCCAGTTGTGTTCAAGCCAGCACAAGTGCCTCCCCTGCCACAGGAGATAGCAGAGACGAATCTTCCGAACTTGAGCGACAGACTATTGCAGCTCTTATCGACATCGTTGCCGAAGGAGACAAAGCCATCGTCAAACACTCCCAATGTGTCGCAGCCTACAACGAAATGAGAGAACTAGTAAATGGTAAACGCTGAACAACTAAGACAACTTAAGATTGATCCTGCCTTGGTAGATCCTTTTAATGAGACTTTCCAAAGGTTTGGTATTGTTACCCCTGCACAACAGGCTTCATGGATTGGTCAATGTGGACATGAGTGTGGGAACTTTCGTATTATGGAAGAGAACTTGAACTATCGTGCTCCTACCCTGCTGAAGCTGTTTCCTAAGACACCTAAGCGTCAATGGGGTTTTACCCCTGAGGAAGCTGCAGCCTATGAGAAACAGCCTGTTCGCATCGCCAATAGGATTTACGGCAATCGTATGGGCAACAGGGATGAAGCTAGTGGGGATGGTTTTCGTTTTCGTGGGTCCGGATTTCTCCAGCTAACTGGACATAGCAACTTCTATCACGCAGGTCAAGCCTTAGGTGTAGATTTTGTTATGCAACCAGAGCTGGTGCGTACACCTATGTATGCTGCTCAAACTGCTGGTTGGTTCTGGCAGACTCACAGGCTCAATCAGTATGCCGATAGTGGTGACATCCTCACTATGACAAAGCGTATCAATGGTGGTACTATTGGTTTAGAAGATCGTAAGAAGCATATCGAACATGCCTTACATGTATTAGGTGGTTGACTAAGCCCCTAATTTGTGGTATGACAAGGCATAAAGGTATATAATGTTACCAGCTTCTCTAAGTATTATTGGCAGAGAAGTGCCGATTAGAGTTGTAGATGTATTCCCAGAACAACTGGGAGAATACAACTATGACGATTATGCAATTAAAATAAAGTCTGGTCAGCACCCCTTAGCGGAGGCAGATACATTGTTACATGAATGTATACACGCTATAGACGACTGCTTCCAATTAAAACTGTCAGAGAGACAGGTGTATTGTTTAGCTGTAGGAGTGTTAGCACTACTCAGAGATAACAGAAATATGCTTGCCTATTTAACTGAAGCAATAGAGAAACCAAGAAACATATGAAAGATTTTACAGCACAACAAAAGGAAATCGTAGCTAGGAAGCTAGGATACGATGGTCCTATGCAAGGCTTTGATGATTTTATTTCATCTTCTCCTGCACTGGAGGCTAAGTATGCTGCCATCTCTGGTAAGTTTGTGGAGCGTATGGCTAAGGGTGGAGTTGTTAAAGGGATGAAGTTTCAGGCTGGTGGTACAACACCAGACTACGAACAGATTGTTAGAAATCAATATGCCACTATTGGTAGAACTGGTATTGGTGAAGGAGCCAGCAACATTGATCCTGAAGGATTTAAAGGATGGGTTGATGCTTTAAAGACTGGTCAGATTTCTGCTCAAGGAATTGAGCAAAGATTCTCTAATGCCGTGGATGATTACATGGCACAGAAAGACGATAAATATACAGAATATGTAAAGGACTGGAGAGAGAAACAAAACGCAGCCAAGACTGCTACAGGTGGAGTGACACAAGCTGGTGGAGTTACCCTTGATGCAAGTGGTAAACCAAATGTTGGTGGTGCTGCTCAAGTGACAGCAGCACAGGTTGCTACCAATGTAAATCAAAACGTAGACACCACAGCTAGAGCAGGTGAAACAGCTAATGTAGCCACACCTGCTACTGCTGTTAAAGCAGAAACTGCTGCTGCTCCTACTGCTGCTAAAGCTGCTACATATGAAGCACAGCAAACTGCTGGTGATGTAAGAGAACTATTAAAGGGTGTTTCTCCAGCAGTTGGTACTGTTGGTACATCTAGTCAAGTGGCTGCACAGACGATGGAGCCAACAAAGACAGCACTGGCTGATCTTGCTCCTGCTGTTCTTGCTAAAGCTCAGACTGTTCAAGGTGCTCCTACTAGAACACTACAAGAAGGTGAACAAGTATCTGCTGCTGTTGATGCTGCCAGAGCTGAAGCAACTGCTAAAGCCACAGAAGCTGCTGCTGCTCAAGGAACAGTGACAGAAGACATGACTGTTCAAGGACAGCTTGCTAAACTCACTGCCAACTTTGATGCTAAGAACCCACCTGCGTGGGCTGCTGGTGCTCTTAGAGAAGCCACTGCTGTAATGGCAGCTAGGGGTATTGGTGCTTCTAGTCTGGCAGGTCAGGCTTTAGTTCAAGCTACGTTTGAAAAGGCTTTGCCTATTGCAACTGCTGATGCTGCCATCTTCCAACAGATGGGATTACAGAACCTGTCTAACAAACAACAAACTGCTGTGCTTGCTGCACAACAACGTGCTACTTTCTTAGGCCAAGAGTTTGATCAGACATTCCAAGCAAGAGTTACTAACGCTGCTAAGATTTCTGACATTGCTAATCTTAATTTTACAGCCACTCAACAGATTGCTCTAGAGAATTCTAAGATGGCACAGACAGTCGATCTGGCTAACTTAAGTAATCAACAAGCTACCATCATGGCTTATGCTGCACAGGTAGCAAACCTTGAAGTTACTAATCTAAATAATAAACAGCAAGCTGCTGTTGTTAATGCTCAAGCCTTCTTACAGATGGATTTGTCTAACTTAAATAACCAGCAACAAACACTTCTGTTTAAGACACAGCAGATGACAACTTCATTGTTGTCTGATGCTGCTTCACAGAATGCTGCTCTTCAGTTTAATGCTGCAAGCACAACACAAGTGGATCAGTTTAACAACACATTGTCTACACAGGTTACACAATTCAATGCCACTCAGAAGAATGCCATTGCTCAGTTTAACACTGATCAAGAGAATGCAATATCTAAGTTTAATGCTGAAGTGCAGAACCAACGTGATACTTTTAATGCTACACAACGATTGGTTATTGATCAGTCTAATGCTCAGTGGCAAAGAGAAGTTGCTACAGCTAACACAGCAGCAACGAATGCAGCTAACACTTTGAATGCACAGTTGTCACAGAATATGACACTAGCTGAGTATAACAATGAGACACAGCTTTATAGAGACAATGTTTCTTTTGCTTGGCAAACTGGACAGAATGATTTGGATAGAGCTAATAAATTAGCAGTTGCCCAGACAGGGGCTGCTGCTACAACTTCAGCAGCAAGGACCACTTCAAATGGCAATTTACTAAGTACAGTAGCTAAAGCTTTTATGCTCATGTAATTATGGAAACAATATGAAGAACTTTAAAAAGTATTACAGCAAAATCAATAGTATTGTTGATAAGACTATGTCAACACCTAAAGTTGATCCAGTGTCCAAAGGCATTGTGCAGCGTCCAGCAAAGAAGGAAGTAGCACCTGCAGGTAAGATGACTGCTGAGCAACAAGTAGCTAGATATGTTGAAATTATTCGCAAGCAAAAGAAGGAACTTCTAAATGATAAAGCCTGAAGAATTTTTAGAAGCTCCCATTCCCGGCATGTCTTTAACAACAGAGCCGGGTAGTGTTCCTTGGGAACAGCCACCACAACTTGTAACAATTCAAGAGGTAGCTGATTATTATATTAATAAACTTACAGAAGATCAAGAAGCCATTGATAAAGTTATTGATGCTATTGAAGCTGGTGCTCCTTTACAAATATTAGCCAATGGAGTTATTACATTTAATATGATGAAGGGTATTCATACTATTGATGTAGGTTTCTTAGTGATGCCTATTATTGTTGAAATGTTTATTACCTTAGCAGAACTGAATGATATTAAATATTTTATAACTCCAGAAGATAGCCTTAAAGGTAAGGTATTAGATAGAGATCTTGTGGAAAAAATTGTTAATAGTTCAGAAGATAAGACTGAAGAAGCCCTTCAATCTCTAGCTCCTGTTAATAAAGGTTTAATGTCTAAAGGAAATATGTAATGGCTGCTTTTTTATTACCACTTTTAGCAGGTGCTCTTGAGGGGTTTGCTGAAAAGACTAAGCGAGAAGATCTAATTAATGCTGCTGATATTCAAGAAAAACTTAAATCTTCTTATACCAGCAGACTAGAAAAGAAAAAAGAACTAGATACCGAAAGAGCTGCGGCAACTAAGGTTGTTAACTCTCTTAGAGGTATTGAGTTTGCTGATGGTCCTTTGGATAATAGTCAGCTAATCAACATTGCTACTAAACCTAAACTTGCTGAAAGTATTCTTAAGAAATTGGATGATGATCCAGAATGGTTTAAGAAAACAAATAGAGGTTTCATTAAGGCAGTCGAAGGTGTTGATCCAACTATTGATATCAACAAACACTTTGAAGATGTCTATCGCTTACAAAAAGAAGCAGCAGTTGATGTTGCAGCCCTCTTTGCTGCCCCTCAAGATGCTTCGTTCTTAGAGAAGAGAACAGCTAGAAAGAATTTAATGGTTGCTAAACAGACAGCAGCTAAGCTTGGTGTGTCCTTAGAAGACTTAATGTCTTCATATAAGCCATCCTCTTCCTTTGTTTCTAACATGGGTAGAGTAGATCCTTCTGCTTTAACTAAGCCTGAAGACTTTGAGAAAATAAAAAGCAGATTGATGGCTGAACACACTTCAGCCGGAATCTCTAAAGATCCTGTAGCTATAAAAAAAGCCGATGATAATCTTGGCGCACTAAATCTCACCGAACAAAAAGTGAGGTTTACGAAGATGACTCAGGAAGATATTAAATCTGATCTAGCTCTGAAGATTATAGAAGCTAAAAAATCAAATACTCCAGAAGGACAGAACAAAGCTAGAAATTTAGAAGTTGAATTACAGCAATATAAGGCATTGACGGCAAACTTACCTACCCCTGAAAAAGTAACACAAGCCAACTGGGTTAGTATTGCTAACAGTGCAGTTCGCTCTAGGATGGACTTTCTTATTCCGGGAAAATTTATTTCTGTACTTAATAAAGATGAATCAATTAGTATGTCTCCAAAAGGAATTGCTGACAAAGAGTTTCAAGCTGCACTAACTAAAGCAAAGAATGAAATTATTAATGATTTTACAGTTAAAGGTGTACCAAAGTCTGATTTTCATAAAAATGCTTTGATGTCTATTGGTGTAAGCTTTGTAGGAGGAAAATCTGTAATTGGTGGTATGTTAACAACTGATGATGTGGCTGCTGCTGCGTCTGCAGCCCCTGCTCCTGTCCCTGCTCCCACTGCACCTGTAGTACCAGCGTCTACAGCAAGCGGTAGATCAACACCTACATCTGCGTTACCCTTACCATACACACCAGAAGGTCAGCCAGACACTTCTAAATTAATTGCAGGAAAAACATATAGATCTTCAACTGGTGGTACTAGAAAATGGAACGGCACTAACTGGGAACAACAATAAATGGCTAACGAATTTGATCTATTCACTGCAGCCCCTACGGGGGCTTCTGTTTCACCTGTACAGGATGAGTTCTCTTCCTTTGTTGCACCACCAACAGCTAAGGCTCCTGCTCCTACACCAGAGAAGCCACCAGTAGATTTAAATACACCAGCCTTCATTGCTCCTCGACAGAGAGCTACGAAGTTGGTGGAGAGAGCAGCAACTATTAAAGAAGAAGAAGCAAAGAATATTCCTTTCGATGCTTTGTGGAAAGATGATAACAACTACAAAGTTATTCAAGATTATGCCTTAGCTAGATTTGGTAAGGAAACTGGAACACCTAAGAAGGGTGAATCTAAAGAAGACTTTATTAATCGTTTTGCTACGCACATGCGTATGATTGATGGTA